CCTGAACATCATGCTCGACCGGTACATGCCGCTCGACCAGATGCTCCTGGTCTCGCTCGAGGACCTCTCGCCCGTGTTCCTGCTCATCCCCGGCAAGGGCCACCTCTTCGTGGAGCCTCTGGCGAAGGTCGGCGCTGCCGACCGGGCCCAGATCTACGGCGAGATCGGGCTCGACTACGGGAACGAGCGGAAGCACGCCCTGATCAAGAACGCGTCCGGCTCGATCTCGTAACGCCACCGCCGGGGGAGGGGTCGAGCTGGTCCCTCCCCGGCAGCCTAGGAGGCATTCGAATGGCAGACACCAGTGGAGCCGGGAAGGACCCGGCGGCCGAGTTCGCGGCCAAGGCCCAGAAGGGCAAGGATGCCGGCACGCTGCCGGGTCACCCGATCGACAAGAACGACCTCTCCAAGGGCGCGACGGAGATCCCGCAGCGCGAGCGTGAGGACGGTCCGAGCGAGACCCCCTACACGCCCGACGGCCTCCCGACCGACTGATCGTGTTCGTGCCCGAGGCCGGTCCAGCGATGGGCCGGCCTTTCGCTGTCCAGGTGCGTCAAATGACGCACCTGCCCTCGTGATCAGCGCGGTCTATGTCGCCTGGAACGAGGCGGCGCTGATCGGCGAGTCGATCCGTTCGGTGTCGGCCTACGTCGATCAGATCGTCGTGGTCGACTGCGCGTTCAGCTCCAATCCGGCCGAGGGATCGGTCGGCTCGAGCGACGGCCAGCGGGCCGTGGTCCTGGAGGCCGCCGGCCGGCTGCCGGTGACTTATGTCCTGCCCAAGGTCCGGCTCGAGGAGCACGAGGCGCGCAACCTCGCGCTCGAGCAGGCGGCGCCGGGATCGTGGGCCGTCCTCCTGGATGCCGACGAGATCCTCGTCTCGAGCCACGGCTGGATGAAGGCCCTGATCGAGGGCGAGTTCGGCGAGGTGGCGCCGGCGGTCGCCCTCCGGGTCTACACCAGCGCGGTCCTCTTCAACGGCAACGCCGACGAGATGGACGAGGCGACCTACCGCTCGGCGCCGATCGTCTGGACCTACGGCTACCAGCCCAGGATCGTCCAGCGCCGCCCAGGGCTGCACTACCAGCGCGATGAGATCCGAGCGGGCGTATTCACCCACGGCGTGCTCTGGCAGGGCTCCACGATCCTCGAGGGCCGGCTCCTGTCCGAGCCGGTGATCCTCAACCGCCATGTCGCCCAGGACTTCGCCGGCTACCAGGCCGACTACGCCTGGGAGGCCGCTCAGCGGGACGGCGCGCGATGAGGGTCCTCAACATGAGCGCCGGCCAGGACCTCGCCGGGATCGGCTATCGGTATCACGTCGCCGGCGTCCGGGCCGGCCACGACTACCGCTCGGTCATGCGCTCGCCGACCTACCTGGCCTATCCCGAGGACATTCGCTGGCTGCCAGGGCAGGACGCCGAGGTGCGCTCGCTCTTCGAGTCGGCCGAGGTGGTCCACCTCAACGGCAGCTTTCAGCCGTACCAGCTCCTGGGCGGCCCGGCCGTCAACAAGCCGGCGATCATCGAGCAGCACGGCACGCAGTTCCGGGGCTACCCGCAGGCCGACATCAACGAGGCGCGTCGTCGGCGGATCACGCAGGCGGTCTCGACCATCGACCTGCGTCGGCCGGCGCCCGAGCTACTGCATTGGCTGCCGGCGCCCTACGACCTGCCCAGCCTGGCCGAGCTCGCCGCTGCTCACCGACGCGAGCCCGACGGGCTAGTCCGGATCGCCACGGCGCCGACGGCCCGGGGGATCAAGAGCACCGACGCGCTGATCGCGGCCGTTCGCCAGCTCCGGACCGAGGGCCTGCCGGTGGAGCTCGACGTCATCGAGCAGCAGCCGTGGTCGACGTGCCTCGAGCGCAAGGCCGCGGCCGACGTGTTCTTCGACCAGGTGATCCTCGGCTATGGCTGCAACGCGATCGAGGCCTGGGCGATGGGCCTCCCGGTGATCGCCGGCGCGGATCCCTGGACCCTGGAGCAGATGCGCCTCGAGTTCGGGAAGCCTGGGATCCCGTTCTACCAGGCCACCGAGGCGACGATGAAGGACGCCGTCCGCGAGATGGTCCTGTCGGCTGACCTGCGCACTGAGTGGGCCGGCCGCGGGCTCCGCCATGCGAAGCGCTACCACGCCGAGAAGCCGGCGCTCGCCCGGGCGCTCGAGCTGTACGAGACCGCCATCGAGACGGCGGCCGCCTTCAGCCGTCGCGCCCGGATCCAGCTCGAGGGCGCTCCTGAGACCCGGGAGGGCCCGGGCGTCTTTCGCTCCGACATCTATCGTTCGCTGATGGTCCACTACCAGGGCGCCCGGCTGAAGTTCATCGCCGGCCGCCTGGCCACCAACGACCCCTACGAGGCCGAGCTCATCCGCGAGTTCGCCGCGCTGCAGCCGATCTACGGGATCTACGAGGAGGAGGCGGTGCCGGTATGAGGGCGACCGTGACGCGGCCGATGCCGCCTCAGATCGAGCCAAGCGCGGTGGCCGCGCTAATCCCGTTCGATGACTCGGGCCGCTTCCTGGCCACCAGCGTCACCAACCAGATCGCGCTGATCCAGTTCGAGATGACCGGCAACCAGGACGTCGTCATCGTCGACGCGGGCGACGGCTCCTACGTCACCGTGCTGCCGATCGCCCAGAGTGCCCGGGGCCCGGTCGACCCGGTGGCCGACCTCGTGCGTCTCACCGGGTCCTGGACGCCATCCGGGATCCACGAGCCCTGACGGCCCGTCGCCCGGTAGTAGGATTGCCAGCGGAGGCGCGACCATGACCCTGGGCTACGGACCGATCATCCCGGCGTTCGCCACGCGCGACCAGGTCGAGGCCTACGTCGGGCCGGCTCGCTCGGCCCAGCTGCCGGTGATCGCCAACCCGGACTCCGAGATGGACCGCCTGATCGCCCGGGCGTCCGAGCTCGTGTACCAGGCCACCGGCAACCTCGCCACGCGGGCCGTCCAGGGCCTGCTCCTGGCCGACTATTTCGGCGGCTACATCGACCCGCTGACCCTGCCGACTCCGCTTCAGAAGAGCGACTACCAGTTCGGGCTTGCGCAGGCGGTCTCGGCCCAGATCGAGTTCTGGCTCGAGTTCGGCGAGGACCACGCGATCGTCGCGCTGCCGGCGGGATCCTCCGCGAGCTCGGGCAAGGTGCAGGTGTCCCAGCTGCCCGGCCAGCTGTGCCGGCGGGCGCTCTTCCACCTGAGCTCGCTCGGGCTGCTGAGCTCCAAGGTGGCGATCCGGTGAGGCCTCCGTTCATGAACGACACGCTGTCCGTCGAGCCGTTCATCGGCACCGGCTCGCGCGGGCCCGAGTACGGTCCGGCGCAGACCGTCCGGGCCAGCGTCCAGCCGATCTACCGCCTGCTGCCGACGAGCGACGGCCGGGAGGCCGTGGCATCGGCCCTGGCGATCGTCTGGCCGGGCTCGCTCTTACCGGTCGAATCGCGCGCCACGGCGTCCGACGGCCGGCGGTTCCGGATCCTGGAGGACCAGCCGATGCCGGACGGCCACCGGCCGGATCACCGCGAGATCCTGCTGAGCTCGATCCTGTGAGCGAGACCGTCACGGTTCGCTGGGAGGGCGCCCTGGCCGAGAGCCGGATGCGGACGGAGGCCGTCGGGGCGCTGAACCGGGCCGGCCGCTATCTCCTGGACAAGGCCAACGAGACGGTCCCTCGGCTCACCGGCTCGCTGGCCGAGTCGGGTCGCTATGAGGTCGACTTCGAGAAGCTGACGGTCCAGGTGATCTACGACGAGCCCTACGCGCTCGTCCAGCACGAGGACACGGAGTTCCACCACGAGGGCGCCGGCCGGGCGAAATGGCTGCAGCTCACGATGCAGGAGCAGGCGCCCGAGGTCAAAGGCCTGCTCGGCGAGATGAAGCTGTGAGCGCGCCGACGGGTCTCGCCCAGGCGATCGGCGACGCGAGCTCGGGCGCCGGCCGGCTCTACGTGCCGGGGCTCGTCTATGGCGATGCGTCGAGGCCGGGCGTCAACGTGTTCGAGGAGGCGCTGCCGCAGTCACCCGACGTGGCCGTGGCGATCAAGAGCTTCGGCGGCCAGCCGCCCGATGCCAGGCTGCCCTACGACCAGCTCGTCCTGCAGCTGCTGATCCGGGGCGACCAGGATCCCGCGACGGCTCGGGACCTCTGGTATCTGCTCTTCAGCACGCTCCAGGGCGCCGTCCAGGAGACGCTGCCCGATGGCACGTTCCTGATCCTCGCCACGGTTCTGCAGGGCGGCCCGATCAATATCGGGCCCGACGCGAACGGCCGGCACCGAGTGTCGATGAACCTCGCGCTCGAGGTGGTCTCGCCGACCGACCGGAGGCCGCCTCCCGATGAGATATCCTGAGCTCACGTAGGTCGCGGCCGCACCGCGGAAGGAGACGCTCATGGCAGTCACCAAGGGTCTGGCCCGCGACGTCGTCACGTGCCAGGTCTCGATCGCGTCGATCTGGACGCACATCGGGGGCGTCGAGTCCGTCGCCCATTCGCCCTCCAAGACCGAGTCCGACTCGACCGACTTCGACTCGAACGGCCGGGCCGAGCACTACGTCGCCCAGCGCGCCGAGACATGGACGCTCGCCGGGTTCTTCCTCGAGGATGCCGTGACCGGCGCTCGGGATCCCGGCCAGGAGGCGCTCCTGAACGCTGGTCGCGCAGTGGGCATCTCGGCCTTCATCAGCGTCCGGCTCAACTTCCAGGGCGGCGGGACGATGACCTTCTCCGCCTCGGTCGACTGGACCGGCCCGACCGGCGCGAAGAACGACATCGCCAAGTTCCAGGCGATCCTGTCGATGACCGGCGCCCCGGTGTTCACCGGCGTCTCGTGACCACCGTCGACTTCGATGCCTTCCTGGCCGAGGAGCGGGCCGGGCGGGTTGCGAAGCCAGCACCCATCGATGAACCGCCGACGCTCCGGATCGGGGGAGTCGACTATCGACTCCCCGCCGAGCTGCCGGCGATCGTCGGGCTCCACATCGTCCGCCAGAAGCGCGGCGCCTCCGACGACAGCCGGCAGGCGGCTCCGGAGGCGCTCAACGCGATCGGCGAGGCGCTCTTCGGCGAGGACGAGTTCGCCGAGATCCTGATCCGCAACCAGCTGTCGATCCCGGACCTCGGCGCGCTCATCACCGCGGCCTTCGGGGCCTATGGGTCCGTCGTGGCGCCGGTCCCAAATCCGCAGGCCCAGGAAGCGAAGCCGACTCCGACTTCGACCTGATCGATGACTGGATGCTGGTCGAGTCCGACTACCAACGCGAGTACCGGATCGACCTCAGTCGGGAGCTCTGGTCGATGAGCTGGCGGCGGTTCGCGGTGCTTCTGCGGGGCCTGGGCCCGCATTCAGCCAGCGCGACGCGGGCCAGCGCGCGGAAGTACGCTCGCACCAGCGATGACCCGGCGGCCGCGCCGATGATCGAGGACCCGGAGAAGGCTCGAGCGGCGTTCTCGGCGCTCTTCCCACCGGGCGTCTGGGGTTCGAAGGCGGAGCCGGAGGAGGCGGGCTAAGTGCCGATCGGCGAGCTGTACGCGCTGCTCACGCTCCACGCTGAGCAGTATTCGGCCGGGCTGGCGAAGGCCGAGGGCGAGGCCAAGGGGTTCGGCGGCTCGCTCGGCGGGATCTTCGCCGGCGTCGCCAAGGCCGCCCTGGGGATCGGGATCGGCGTCACCGTGGCGGCCGGCGCGATCGCGGCCAAGGGCCTCGACATGGCCGAGAAGCTGCAGCGGGCGCAGCTCCTGATCGCGGCCGCCTACGGGAAGTCCGCGGCGGCGGTGGAGGCCTGGGCAAAGGCGAACAACATCTCGCTCGGCGTCAGCGAGACCGACCTCGATAAGTCCGAGTCGGCCTGGGGCGTCTATGCCAAGGGGATCGGGCTTTCGACCGACCAGGCGGCGAAGGCCGGCGAGGACCTGGCCACCCGGGCCGCCCAGATCGCGGCCGTCTCGGGCCAGTCATTCAGCGACGTATTCAGCTCGCTCGAGAAGGGCGTCCAGGGCGCCACGCGCGGGCTGAAGACCTACGGCGTCGCGATCGACCCGGTGGTCCTCCGGAACGAGGCGCTGTCGCTCGGGCTGATCAAGGGCAAGGAGAAGCTCGACCTGCACTCCAAGGCCGTCGCCACGTAGGCGCTGATCCTGAAGCAGACGACGCCCTACGTGACGGCGTTCGGGACGGCGCACGACCAGGCCGGGTTCCAGGTCAAGCAGATCGGCGTGATCTTCGACCAGACGATGACCGGCATCGGCGAGGCGGTCGCGCCGCTGGTCGCCAAGATCATGCCTGGCATCGTGGCGGCCGCGAAGGACGCGTCCGACTGGTTCCTGGCCAACCTGCCCACGATCATGGGCGTGTTCGAGACCGTGTTCGGGGCGATCGGCAACGCGATCGGGTTCGTCGCGACCTACGTGCTGCCGCTCCTGGCCAAGGCCTTCGGGTTCGTGACCGCGACCGTCCTGCCAGCCGTCCAGGGCGCATTCGCCTCGGTCAGCGCGAAGGGCGGCCCGCTCGACGCCCTCAACACGGCGTTCTCCTGGGTCACCACCAACGTGCTGCCGGCGCTCGGGGCCGCGTTCGACTGGATCACCAAGAACGTCCTGCCCGACATCATCGCCATGTTCGACGTGGTCTCGAAGAACGTCCTGCCGATCCTCGAGGAGGCCTTCGGCACCGTCGTCTCGATCGTTCAGGACAACTGGCCGACGATCAGCTCGATCGTGGGCCAGGTCGGCGGCGCCGTGAAGGCCGCGTTCGACGTGATGCTGGCCGCCTACAAGATCGTCTACCCGCTCCTGAAGCAGATCGCCGACGTCCTCTTCCCGGCGATCCGGGTGGCCGCCTCGATCCTGCTGCCGGCGCTCGACGTGACGTTCAAGGCGATCGGCGTGATCTTCCAGGTCGCTGCCAACGTGGCGACCGCGGTCGTGGCCGCGATCGGCGCCGCCTGGACCGGGCTGACCACGGTCATCTCCCGCGTCTGGTCGGGGATCGTCGGGATCATCAAGGGCGCGATTAACGCCGTGATCGGCCTGATCAACGGGATCGTGGACGGGATCGACTCGATCCAGATGCACATCGACCTGAAGCCTCCCGTCGGGCCGGAGATCAAGTTCGACTGGAACGGCGTCGGGCTCGGCCACCTCGGCTACCTGGCCTCCGGCACCCAGAACTGGCCGGGCGGCTGGGCCGTCGCCGGCGAGAACGGGCCCGAGCTCATCAACCTGCCCGGCGGCAGCCGCGTGTTCCCGGCTGACCAGACCGCGTCGATGCTCGGCGGTGGCAAGGCGCCGCTCTTCGGGTCGATGGTCGTCAACGGGCTGCAGCCGGACGAGGTGGAGCGCCAGGTCCGGCGCGGGTTCCGGCGGGCGCAGTGGGAGCAGGGCCTGTCCGGGAGGGCGACCACGTGACGCAGCTGATCTGGGCGCCGGCGTCGGGCTCGCCGATCACGCTCGCCACCGGCCAGGGCTCCGCCT